AATGGGCAACCGTGACGAAGCTTCTGGCGACGGGTTTCGTTTTCGAGGGCGGGGATGCGTTCAGCTTACCGGCCACGCAAATTATTATCACGCGGGACAAGCGCTCGGGTTCGACTTCGTCATGCACCCCGAACTCATCGCCACCCCAGAATACGCAGCCCTGACCGCTGGTTGGTTTTGGGACACGCACAAGTTGAACGCCCCTGCTGAGGCTTGGGACTTCATCAAATGCACAAAGATCATCAATGGTGGGACAATTGGCCTTGAAGAACGCCGCAAACACGCAGAGCAAGCCCTTGCTGTTCTGACCGCCTAATGGGAAAATAAAGCATGACCACGCCCTCATTTGTACTGACCTACGACAGCCTCACGAGTACCGTCCTTCAGTACTTGGAGCGGCAAGACCAAGCGGTCGTCAACTTTATCCCCACAGCCATCTCGTTGGCTGAGTTTGATATCGCCCAAGAAATCAAAACATTGGGCCAACTGGAAGTTGTTGATTCAACCCTTCAAGCCGGTAACCCAGTTATCCAAAAGCCCGCACGTTGGCGCAAGACTGTGTCCATGACACTGGTGGACAGTTCTGGCAACAAACAGCCCTTATTGCTGCGCAAACTGGAATACCTAAACAACTACTGGCCCGTGGTGAGCGCAACCGCACAGCCGCTGTATTACGCCGACTATGACTACGATCATTGGTTCGTGGCGCCTACACCTGATGCGGCATACAGTTTTGAAGCTTTGTGCTACACCCGACTCCAGCCGCTGGACTCAAACAACCAAACCAACTGGCTCACGCAGAATGCACCCAATGCCATGCTGTTTGGCACATTGAAACAAACAGCCCCATTCTTGAAGAACGATGCTCGACTGGCTCTGTGGAGTCAGATGTTTACCGAAGCATTGAACGCCCTCAAGACCGAAGACGTATCCCGCGTTGGCGACCGTTCTGCGGTGGCTGTTGACAGTTAAGGCAAACCATGACCACATATATCAGTCCGTTTACCGGCCAAACAATTTCACCGAGCCAAGTCTCTTACGAGTCGCTGACGATCAGCGCTAACACGCCCTTGTCGTGGCCCATCAACGGCAACAACACGGTTGTTTCGGCCAACATCATTGACGTGACTGCCACCATCGGTGGTGCGGTTTTCCGCGGAACAATCTCAGGCGTGACGTTGACTGTGACCTCTGTGACCTCTGGAACGATTGCCGTGGGTCAAGTGATCACCGGAACGAATATCGCTTCAGGAACGACCATTACAGCCCTTGGAAGCGGTTCTGGCGGCACAGGCACATACACCATCAGCATCTCGCAAACAATCGGCACGGCTGAGGCTATTACGGCCTCTGCGTTGCTTTTGGAGTTGCCCCCTGCCACTCAGGTGTCGACCGGCCAAGCCATCATCGTGCGCAACGTGGGTTCAAACTCATTCACGGTGGCTGACACTTCTGGCAACACCATCGTGTCCGTGGCCTCCGGGATTGCGTACTACATTTGGCTGACAAACAACTCAACTGTCAACGGTACATGGACTGAGGTTCAGTTGGGTGCTGGTACGTCATCCGCCAACGCCTCACAGTTGGCTGGATATGGCTTAGAGGCTCTGGGCGCAACGCTGAACACCATCACACCCATCACCAGTTACTACTCCAGTTCTACCCTGAGCGCAAACGCTCAGTCACAGTTGTCTGTGTGGGAAGGTGGTGCTGGCACGATTACTTTGCCAAGTGCATCAGGTGTTGGCGCGAATTGGTTCACCATTGTCAAGAACAACGGCACCGGTATCTTGACGGTTCAGACCTCTGGTTCGGACACGATTGACGGCATTTCAAATTCAACCCAGTTGCAAATCGGTGAGTCATTTGCCTTGGTGTCCGACGGTACGTCAACATACAACTCTTGGGGCTATGGCCAAAGCGCGATCTTCTCTTTCACGCAAGAACAAATCTCAGTGACCGGCGCTGGCGCCACGATTACGCTGACATCCAGCCAAGCCTCTTATACGTTGCAAGAATACTCAGGTGTCCTGAGCCAAAACACAAACGTGGTTGTTCCTTCCACGGTTCAGTTCTACGTCATCACCAACAACACAACTGGTTCATACACGCTGACTTTCAAGACAAGCGTTGGCGGTGGTGCAACAACAACTATCCCCAACGGCTCAACCGTTGCGATGGTGTGCGATGGCACGAACGTCTACGCTGTTTCGACTGTGTCCAACAACGTCACCTCGCTGACCTTGAGCGTGGGATCATCGACTAACCCCTCGCTGAACTTTGTGGGTAACCTGACAACTGGTTTGTATTTGCCCAACTCAAACCAAGTGGGTATCACGATCAACGGCTCTGAGCAAGCTTACTTCAGTTCAACTGGACTGACCGTGTTTAGCGGTATCAGCGGGGGCACATTTTGACCTCTAAAGTCATAGCCCTACAAATCCCGCCGGGTATACAGCGGGATGGAACTCAATTTGCTGCGCCGTCCTATGTCGACGGTGAGTGGGTGCGTTTCCAGCGTGGCTTGCCCAGAAAAATTGGTGGCTACTCCGGCGCCTTTTTGAACGCTTCAGGCATCTCTCGTGGTCTTACCATGAGCGCCTCAAACGGCCTCAACTACATCATCTCGGGCTATAGCGCGGGCATTCAACAATGGGTCACCAACAACGTGACGGCCATTGGTACTGGGCCAACACCGTTTTCGCTGAGTTCATCGTTCACCCCAAACGCCAATAACTTGTGGCAGTTTGACATTGGTTGGGACTCAACCGGTGGGAATGCTCTTCAGTTAATTGCTCACCCCGGACAGAATCTGAACTTCATCTCAAGCACCGTCAATACACGTCCTTTGTTCGGGCCGTTTACTGGTACAACTCTAGCGCCCGTCGGTGTTTTTACGGCCGCAGGGACAACGACTGCAACACAAAAGACAGTCACGTTCGCTACCACCATCTCTGGGATTGGGGCGGGTGTGACCGTCACCGGAACTGGTATCCCTGCCAACACTTATGTGGTGTCCGCGGCCATCGTGGCCGGTGTTTGGACGGCAACTTTGAACAACGCCGCCACCGCATCCGGCACGGTGACATTGACCTTTGACAACAACATCTCCGTGTCCGGCGGTGTTGTGATGCTTTACCCATACCTTTTTGTGTACGGCAACAATGGCCTGATCCAAAACTCTGCGGCTGGTGACTTCACCAACTGGACAAGTGCTGACTCAAACGCCAACAACGTAGCCTCTACAAAGATCGTGAAGGGGCTTCCAGTTCGTGGTGGTACTACATCACCCTCTGGGCTGTTTTGGTCGCTGGATTCGGTTATACGCGTGTCCTATGCGCCCCAAAACGTGGGAACGTCTACGCTCTACTGGCGCTATGACTTATTGACCCAGCAAAGTTCGATCATGTCGTCCAGTTCTGTCATTGAATACGATGGCATTTACTACTGGTGCGGCGTTGACCGGTTCTTGATGTACAACGGTACTGTTCAAGAAATACCAAACACGCAAAACCTGAACTGGTTCTTTGACAACGTCAACTTCAGCCAGCGCCAAAAAGTCTGGTGTACAAAGGTTCCACGTTGGGGTGAAATTTGGTGGTTTTATCCCCGCGGTGACGCCACAGAATGCACCGATGCGGTGATCTATAACGTGCGTGAGAAGACATGGTATGACGCTGGTTCTGCACCCGGCTCTCGTCGCTCGGCTGGCATCTTTACCGAAGTGTTCCCCAAACCTATCTGGGGCGGCACGGACGCCACTCCAATTGTTTCGTTCCAAGGCTCGGTGAGCGGTACGACGTTGACCGTCACCGCCATGAACTATGGAACCATCTTTGTGGGCCAGATTCTGCAAGGTCTGGGCGTCCTAGACCAGATGGTCATCACCGCTCAAGGAACTGGAACTGGCGGGACTGGCACATATACCGTCAACAACCCCACAGGAACGGCCGTAGGGGCCACAACTTTGTATGCCAATGGCTATACAGTATGGCAACACGAAACCGGCACAGATCAGGTTTATTTGACGAACGTCGATGCAATCTATTCGATGTTTGAGACACCAAGCCTTGGTGGTTTGGCTGGGTTGGTTGGCTCGACTCAACAGCCGGGTGACAACAACTGGACTCGCTTAGAGCGTATTGAGCCTGACTTTGTACAGAACGGCCAAATGGATGTAATTGTTACAGGTAAGGGTTATGCCGACGATGTCGACCAGCCCTCTAGCCCTTACAATTTCACGTCTTCAACGCTCAAGATTGATATGCGTGAACAACGTCGTGAAATGCGGTTGCGGTTTGAGTCGAACACGTTCAATGGCGACTACCAATTGGGCAAGATCATTCTGAGCGTCGACACAGGCGATGTGCGCGGCACCGGCAATCCTTAAAGGGGAATAAATTGGTCACATACGATCCCCGCGGAATGACTTGGGACACCTATTGCAAACTGATGGAGGAGTTGTTTGCTCCCAATCAGCTTGGGCATGTCGACGAAGAACATTGGATGGACTGGGTCGACGGGTTAAACGGCATCGGTTACTTCACGCAGTCGGGCATCCCTGATGCACGTCAGTTCAAGGACTGGCGTGGTTGGGCAGAAGCCATGTGCGGCATTATGAGTATCACGGGGTAAATATGCGCGGAACTACAATTAACAGAGCGTATTGCTGTGCATTTTGTTGCAGCCCATATACGCCTCCGCTATCCAATCCGATTGTTACTGGTGGTGCTGCCACCACTTCGGCTGGCGCATCTCCCGCCCCCGCCCCTGCCCCTGCCCCTGCTCCGGCTTCTCAGTATGGCAACATGTCTTCGTTAGGTTGGAGCAACCTGACCCCCGATCAGATTGCCAACATTGGCACATACAGTGAAACAATTCCCGGCCTGCAGGCGCAGTACGACTACAATGGAAACTTGATTAGCTACGGCGGAGGCCAAAACGGGTTCACATACGACACGCAAGGTCGGATTACAAGTGGTCTTGACAATAATTACGGCTACAGTGTTGACCCCAATACAGGCAACATCACAAGTAAGGCAGCGGTGGGGGGTGGTGGCGGTGGGTTTTTTGGTGGAGGTTTGGGTGGAATTCTTGGTATTGGCGCATTGTTGCTTGCCCCTGAGTTATTGCCTGAGTTATTAGCTAGCGGCGGTGCGGAGGCTGGCCTTTTAGGTGCTGGTGATTATGCTGCCGGTACAGCGGCCACTCAAGCCGCTTTAGCCGATGCTGGAATTGGCACCGGTATAGATGCCGCAACAGCCGCTGGCGCTGGAGCGGGTGCTGGAGCCGCCGATGCTGCCGCCAGCCCATTGTCAAACCTTAACTTGATGCCTTCCGATCAGGCGATCAAGAATGCCGCACTAAAGACTGGTTTGTCTTTGGCATCTGGCCAAGACCCCACGAAAGCCCTCGAGAGCGGTGCTTTGGGTCTTGTTGGCGGTGTGGTTGGAAGTAATGTCAGTAACTTGGTGTCCCCGACTATTTCTTGCCTTGTCTGTCAGAATAAAGGCCTAACAACTGGAATTTCAAATACCATTGGCTCAACAGTCGGTAATATGGTGACTGGTGCCAGCCCAACCAATGCGTTGATCAGCGGTATTGGTAGCGGTGTTTCTTCCGGGCTTGGCCAGAATGGGGCAAACTTATTGTCATCGCCTTTGGCGGGTGCTGCTGGTGCCGCCACTTCTGCTGCTTTGAAGGGTGCAGACCCAACACAAATTTTGACCAATGCTGCAATCGGCGCTGGTAGCAACTACGTTGGCAGCCAGATCAGCGGCGCAT